CTGACAGGCGCAAACACTTGGCTATTAAGAAGCAGCATCCTAAGCTAGACATCCGCTTTGTCTTTGAGAATAGTAGACGCAAACTACGTAAGGGGGCTAAGTCAACCTATGCAGAATGGTGCATCAAGTATGGGTTCAAATACTATGACCGCATTATCCCAGAGGATTGGCTTAAAGAGAAGGGAAAGAACAAGCACCCCAAGTTTATCAAGTTCACTGGAACCAAAGTAAAAAGGAGATAGCAATGGAACATCTGGATATTGAAGACAGAGACTTCGTAATAAGAGTACGGCCAACTACCAGTGGAGATGACTGGACAGGAGAGATTGATATCTCCATTATCTCGCAGGGTGGCAATCCGCTGAACGACGAAAGCTATGGACAGGTAATGCACTTTTGCAAGATGATGTGCGCTACTGTGCCTATCATGGAACGAGACGAAACCATACGTGACATGGTACATACCTACGTGATGGAAGTAGTAGACAACGACACTATTATATTTGAAGAAGATGAAGATGACAGCTTGATTGTTACCAAAGAAGATGGTAATGTAGTCCATCTCAGCTTTGGTAGCAAGACAAAGGGGAGTGCATGATGCGCCACGAGGCGTACATGCAGATGAGGATGAAAGAGTTACAACCAGTTACACCAGACGAGGAGAGACTTATGGATGAGTTCTATTCAAAGCAGGGTAAACAAGCGGACATGGTAAACTCCCCGCCGCACTACAATAAGGCTGGCATTGAGTGTATTGACGCCATTGCAGCAGCTACAGGTGATGGCTATGAGCATTACCTACAGGGAAATATTATGAAGTACCTATGGCGTTATCGCTACAAGAATGGTACAGAAGACCTCAAGAAAGCACAGTGGTATCTAGCCAAGCTGATAGAGGAAGTAGAAGGCTGCTACGATGCGAGTTAAAGTCTTCTTAACAATTGACATAGACCCGGATGAATATCCGATACCTGCCGATGAAGATGTCGGCCTAGAGATTGAGGACGGTATACGTGAATACTTCTACGATGTAGACGGAGCCGAAATCAGACACATTAAAACGCTAACGGAGTGACGCAATGAACAATTATCTACCTACAGACTACCAGAACTTTATAGCCCTTTCACGGTATGCCAGATGGAAGGATGACGAACAGCGTCGTGAGACTTGGGGTGAGACAGTCGCACGATACTTTGATTACATGAGCAAGCATCTCAAAGCCAAGCACAAGTATGTCCTGTCGGATGAACTTCGCGCTGAACTTGAGATGTCCGTGCTTAACCAAGACATCATGCCAAGCATGAGAGCATTGATGACCGCCGGTCCCGCACTAGACAGATGTCACGTCGGTGGTTACAACTGCTCCTACGTACCAGTGGATAGTCCTCGTGCCTTTGACGAGACAATGTACATCCTCATGTGCGGCACTGGTGTAGGCTTCTCTGTCGAGCGTCACCACACAGAGAAGCTGCCTGTCGTCAACGAAGACATGCATGACACAGATACTGTCATCAAGGTTGGCGACTCACGTCCGGGCTGGGCCAAATCTCTGCGTGAATTAATATCCCTCCTATACGCAGGGCAAGTACCACAATGGGACACGTCAGAGGTTCGTCCTGCTGGCGCACGTCTCAAGACTTTCGGTGGTCGTGCAAGTGGCCCAGCCCCACTTGAGGAACTCTTCCAGTTTACTGTAGAGATGTTCCAGAAGGCAGCAGGTCGTAGGCTATTCCCTATCGAATGCCATGACCTGATGTGTAAGATTGGTGAAGTGGTTGTTGTTGGTGGTGTACGCCGCAGCGCACTTATCAGCCTGTCCAATCTGAACGATGACCAGATGCGTCACGCTAAGTCAGGTCAGTGGTGGGAAGGCGAAGGGCAACGTGCGCTTGCTAACAATAGCGTTGCCTACAAAGGCAAGCCAGAGATGGGTACATTCATGCGTGAGTGGGTGTCTCTGTACGAGAGCAAGTCCGGTGAGCGTGGTATCTTCAACCGTAAGGCAGCACAGAAACAAGCATCACTCAATGGACGCCGTGATGCGGAACAGGACTTTGGTTGCAACCCGTGCAGTGAAATTATCCTGCGTCCGTATCAGTTCTGCAATCTGTCTGAGGTTGTTGTTCGTGCATCAGACACCCAGCAGACACTGACTGACAAGGTTCGTCTGGCTACCATACTTGGTACATTCCAGTCTACCCTGACTGACTTCAAATATCTGCGTAATGTGTGGAAGAAGAACACAGAAGAGGAACGGTTGCTGGGTGTATCGCTTACAGGTATCATGGACAATGCTATGATGTCAGGTAAGTCGGCACATCTAGGCAACAATATTGCAGCCACGCTGAACGCACTCAAAGAACAGGCCATCACAACTAACGAGGTGATATCCTTGCAGCTTGGTATTCCACAGTCAGCAGCTATCACCTGTGTAAAGCCGTCTGGCACAGTGTCGCAGCTTGTGGACAGTGCCTCTGGCATCCATGCTCGTCACAATCCGTATTACATTCGGACGGTACGAGGCGACAACAAAGACCCCATCACGCAGTTCCTTGTATCTGAGGGTATCCCAGCAGAGCCGGATGTGATGAAGCCGGATAGCACGACAGTGTTCAGCTTCCCCATGAAGTCACCTCATGGTGCTGTCACTCGCTTTGACATGACTGCTATTGAGCAACTTGAACTGTGGCTGCAGTATCAGCGTCATTGGTGTGAACACAAGCCCTCTGTCACCATCTCTGTGAAGGAGCATGAGTGGATGGAGGTAGGTTCATGGGTGTACGAACACTTCGATGAAGTGTCAGGCATTAGCTTCTTGCCGTTCAGTGAACACACGTACAAGCAAGCACCTTACCAAGACTGTACCGTTGAAGAGTATGGTGAGATGTTAAAGCAGATGCCCAAGAAGGTAAATTGGGAACTGCTTCGTGAGTATGAGAAGGAAGACACTACGTCAGGTGGCCGTGAGTTGGCATGTACGGCTGGCGTCTGCGAAGTAGTTGACATTGCAGCAGCGTAATGGATAAGATAGCTGACATTCTAGTGAAGTTACTTAGCAGGTTTGTCAAGTTTGAAAAACAACCGGAGTATCTAAGTGGCAAAAAAGACTCGACAAAAGAAGCAGAGTAGTTTAGCATGGAAACGTGGTGATGGGTGGGTGCAGTTCAATCCCCATCCTCACCATCCTTGTTATGAAGAGTGGATGAAGAAAAGGAAGGAGCAGGAGAATGAAGAAGCAGATGATACAGGCACTAAGTAATCATGCCATTGCAAATATACACTTGCATAAAACGAATATTGATATATACTTTGCTAATCCAGCAGGTATTGGAGAACACTCCGATATCTTGGAAGCAGTACAGGGTGAACTGGATAAGATTGCCCTACACGAAGACCGCCTAGCAATCCTACGAAACTGGCCGCAAGGAGAAGATGATGACGAACAACATAATAAATCTGGAACCACAGACTAAAGACCGCAAGAAGTTTGACCTTGACCTTGAGTATGGTAAGGTGCGTGAGCAAATGGTTGCTGACATGCTTCAAGATAAGAAGATTGAAGTCAAGTCAGAACGTGACATGTGGATGCGCACAGGTAATATTGCCATTGAATATGAGTCCTACGGCAAGCCCAGCGGTATCGCTGCTACAGAGTCCGACTACTGGTTTCATAATCTGTGCATTGGTGACGAAGTGTTTGCCACACTCGTATTCAATACTGACTCACTCAAGCGCATCATCGACAATTTAGATTACAAGAAGAGTGTGTCGGGTGGTGACAATAAAGCCTCTCGCATGTATCTGCTGAATTTGCAGAAGCTGTTCTCTTCCGATGTAATCAAAGCCTTTAAGGAGAAAGCAGATGAACAAGAAACTTGCGGATAACTTTAATGCTGGCTATGTAGCCTTTGGCAGAGTGCAGGAGTTTGAAAGCCCTCGCTTTGGTAAACGCTACAGGCAGGTGGCAAACCCCATGAAGAAAGATACCACTCCGTACCGTGAGTGGCAGCGAGGGTGGGAAGCTGCCTACTTTAAGAACTTGGAGCAACTAAATGGACTTGGAAATAGAAGCTAAACAGTGGATGAAGGAGAGGCAGTTGAGTAGCATTACCGCAGCAGAGTATCAGTCTCGTGCATGTGAGACAGCAATCTTCCCAAAGAAACAGGCTATGGAGTATCTCACTCTTGGCCTGACAGGTGAGGCAGGAGAGATTGCAAACAAAGTAAAGAAGTTTATCCGTGACGGTGCAGCCAAGGACGAATACCTTGCCAAGCGTATTGAGATTGGATACGAGATTGGTGATGTGCTGTGGTACTGTGCTGTACTGGCCGAAGAACTTGAGATGAACCTTGGACACATCATGGAGAAGAACCTTGAAAAACTTGCCGACAGACACAAGCGTGGAAAAATCAGTGGGTCAGGCGACCACCGTTAATAAGGTCACGCCGTACAAGGATATCACGTGGTATGTCAAGTGGACTGCCAGCTTCTTTATACTAACAGCAATCGTGATACGAGCAGCGGACTACTCACATCTTATGGATATGGTACTTGGTGTCATTGGAATGGGATTGTGGGCATGGGTAGGATTCATGTGGCACGACAGGTCAATCATCGTGCTGAATGCTATCTCCGCTGCCATACTTGCGGTGGGAATATTAGAGTATGTCTAAGTGGATAATGCGAGTGTGGATAGGTCTTATCCTTGCATACATCGCTTACATTGCAGGAGCAGCAGCTATACACACATTCTGCGACTGTCTAAAATGAGAGAGGGGGCTTTGCAGCCCCCTTTTTTATTGGTCTATTTAAATGGCGACCTCTTTTTTATATCTGCAGCTATCTCTGCCAAGATGTTCATGTCGTTAGCCATCCCGCCATTGGGTTTTCTACCTTCTCTCAATACAAATTCAGTAATAGCTTCTTTACGTACAAAAGATGGCATCCTGCGGAACTTGAGCATAGGCACAATGTATTGAGGTGCGTCTGCTAAAATGCCCTTGTCCTCGTTTACAATATTTGCTTTCGCTTCAGCGATATCACGACGGATTACAGTAGTAACTCTGTCTGTAATATATTCAACTTCTGTATAGTGTTTTTGTAGAGCCGGTCT